CGTTCGCTGTGGTGCCGGTTCCATACGTCGTGCCCTCGCCAGCGGCGGCTGTAATTGCCGCGACTAGGTTTGCCGTGCATTCTTCAATGTCTGCACCAATCAGAACGTCAAACGCGGTGGAGAGCGTGTTGACGTATGTGTACGTCTCGGTTCCAAGCACAACCTCATCGCCATCAGACGGAAGGCCCGTAAGCCGGAAAATGCCGGTTGCCGAAACGAGCGCCGCTTCAATGAATGTATCATCAATCGGCACGAGTTCGTTGATCGTCTGGTAGGAGAATTCGCCGTCGTCTGGAGTCAGCATTGCGGCCCCGTTGCGGGCTGTGACGGTGCGAGCGTAAGACGATGCGTCGTCAATGCCGTTATCGAATCCAGCAAGCAGCACAACATCCGCAAAGTCCGGGTCTCCGCCTACGTTGCGGGGGAACGGCTCTGCGGCGGCTGTGTACGAGGTGGTTTCACGCGCAACGCCAATCGTAAAGCGCACCTCATCCATCCAACCGTCAATAGACGTGTTGGCGATAGCGGAACTAGCAGAGGACATTTCCGCTCCAATCGCCAGCGCTGCGGTGGAGTCGAAATACGTTGCCGCATCCGCGAATCCAACCGATTGCTCGACGTAATCGTAATCGCCGGTGATCGGATTAACTTCGCCAATCATCAGGTGCGTCACACCGGACTCGCGCGCAAGAGTGACACCGTACCAAACGTCAAGCTCTGGCTCCCACTGAAATTCAAAAACGTTATTGACGGTTCCTGCTGCGCCGTCCGTGGACGTTCGATACACAAGAGCGCCGCCGAATGCGTCGGGTCCGCTCAGGAACAGTTGGTAAGAGCGCTGGTTACCGATCTCCTGCCATTTCCCGAAAATCTGCGCCTTGTTGGTTCCGGTCGGGAGGCTGTTAAAGCGGACAAAGCATTCAAACGTGAAGTCATCTGCGCCAATCTCAAGGTTTGCAGCATCGGCGCACGAAACGCAGTCGTTGGACCCGGCGGTGAGGGCAAGAATGCCGGTTCCGATGTTCTTGCGGTAGCGCGGACGCCAGTTGTCTTCTTCTGTGTCGCCGACCATAACGAGCGTCGCAACACCAAAGTCACCAACAAAATCCTCGTTGCTGATGCCGGAATCGCCAGTGACTTCACGAACCCAAATGTCCGTGATGCTGATTTGATTGGACGCACCGGTGCCGCCTGTTTCTTCGCATCCGTATGCAGAATAATCAACCGTTCCGGTGTTGACGTTGGTAAGGTTAAGCGAGGGAGCATCAGCGCCGTCAACATAAACCTCAACCTCTCCATTGGTAGAATCGCGCAATACGCGGCACTCAACCGTGTGGGCGGTGCCGGTCGTAAGGACAGGGCCTGCGGATGATCCGATCAATGTATTGCTTGGGCCGTATGCCTGCAAAACACCAACAGAATTAACCTTCAGGGCGAACAGCCGATTCGCGTCTCCATCAAACAGAGCGCTGAATGAAGCGCCAGCCGCAGCCTGCATACTACCAATATAAACGCGGGTGCCATAAATTACTTCGGTCAGGTTTCCGCCAAGGCTGGCGTAGGCCTTGTTGGTTCCAGAAACGCCGTGGAGCGTAATCCACCACTTATCGGTTCCGCCAAGCCCGTAGCTCGGGCCGGTGATTCCGGAAACACTCAGCCAGCGACCATTGCCCATGTTTGTGCGGCCTTCAGAATCAGAGCCGTAGAAACCAAAACTTTCAATAAATGGCTCGTTCATGCCGCAGCCCTTTCTTCTTCCAACGCAAGTCTAATCTGATTTTCAATGGCGTGGTCGGAAATGCGCTGAATCCCGCCCCCAACACTATATACCACGCCATCTGTTCCGACAAGGGCGGCAAATTCATTGACCTTTACCACTGTGCCCGGAATGGCTCCTTGCGCAAAAACCAAGCCCTGATCGGGAAGGAATGCAATGTCGGGGTCTCCAGAGGCGTACCACGACTCAATCGTGTCCTCGCCCAAGAACCACACCCGATCCCCAACCACAACGGCGTTGACAATCTCATCCGGGCTCTGTTCCGCAGAGGCGAAATGCAGGGGATTGATGGTCGTTTCCCCCGGCAGAATCCAGAAAAACCGGTTGGAGTTAGACTCCACGGCGATGATTAGACCGCCTAGAGAGGCGACAGATACAATTTCAGTATTGTCTGGCGTCACCACCTGCCCAAGGCCCTCAAGACCGCCGCCGGTCAATGTGCCGCCGTTGTTCCATTGCGTGTTTGATCCTGTCTCGGTAGTAGTGATGGCGTTGCCGTCGCTTCCGGCCAATCGCGCGCGAATCTGCAACTCAGACGAGTCAACAGACGTGGCGACAACAGACGTATTCGGACCCCCAAGCGTAGCACTGTAGGTGGTGCCGGAAGTGCCGGTGAAGTTAATCGCGTCGAACATATTCTGTAGCGCGTCGGTATTGCTTCCGCCCAATGCCACAAGGAACGGCGAGCCCACGGTGCCGTCCGGCGTTCCGGTGTTCACGCTGCCAGATTCCCAAGCGTAGTAAGTGCCGTTGATTACAATCACGTCACCGTCCGCAATAGCTCCTGTGGCCTCAAGTTCTCCGGTGGCGAACGAGGTGCCTTCGTAGTAATAAAGATTCAGGCCATCAGCGATGAACAGGATTTGATAGCCAATCCCGCTCATCACGGCCATTTCCTGTGTCACACCCTCCTGAAGGCCGGAGCCAATGAGAGTGACAGTTTCGCCATCGTAACGATACAGGGATCGGCCGGAAACAACGAACAAATCGCCGCCGAACGCTCCCGGCTGCGTGAACAGCTTCGTGATAGGACCGGCTCCCATAGACACCTCAAACGTAGTGCCGGGGCGGGACAATAGAGCGCCGCCCTCAATCGCATTCTCCGGGTGTCTCTCGAAGAACCGATTTTTTGTCAAAATGGGGAAGTCTTGGGCGTATGGTCGTTGGTAGTCAGCCTGCCCTAGAGGAACGCGCATGGTCTACCTGCAACGTCTGTCAGAAACCCAACCAAGGCCAACCTGATAGCTGTTGGGGATTTCGTCTGCATCGCCAGCAACCGGATTCTGGTCGCGGTACCGCTGTTGCAGCTTGGCGCGCATATCACGGAAGCGCTCAACCGTGGACTCCTCCAGTTCCTTGCGGTAGCGGCTGGAAAGGCGGATTGCGAGCGCTGTGGTGAAATAGTCGTCAAATTCTTCCGGTAGAGGGAGTTGATCGGTTAGCTCGAGGTCTGCCAACGTGATCCATTCCGAAATGTCAGCGCGATAGAACCATGTAATGGGCGTGAGCCTGCCTTCAGAGGGCGGACTCAGAACCACATCGGCCCCGCCGTCGATCAGGCGAAGGTTGCCGGAAATGGTGATTTCCGCGTCAATGCCCACGTCCACAAACGAAATTCGCGCGCCGTCCCAAGGGGTATACGGCAGATAAACGGTCTTGTCTTCCCCGTCCGTAGCGCCAACCACAAGGCGAGCGCCACATTGCGGATGCAGAAGGGCTTCCTCAGAAATGCGCGGCAATTCGTCCTTGAAGTCAGGACGCCACGGGAAATTGGCGAGATAGTTGGATGCGGCAAGCGGATTAGGGATTGGCCAATCATACAGGCGGATGGGGATTTCGTGCCCAAACAGCGTCTTACGCAGGTTGTTCAGGATTCCGAGCGCTTCGTTAATCTGCGCATCGGACGGCGTTTGCTCCAGCGAAAACAGGTTGCCCTCGCGAAACGCGCTGGAAACGATGCTGGATGCGGTGGTCATGTTATGCGCTCCAATGACGCCGAGCGGGAACAAAAAGGCCCGAACCATGCGGAACGGGCCAGATTGTTACCGTGCGGGTACTGTTTCAGACTGTAACCGCTTAGGTCGTCGGGCGAGTCTTGACAAAAGCCGCCGTGACATTGAGCACGGTCACGTCGCCCACAGTGACGTACTTGAGGCGATGGTATTGGCGGTCGGCGTATTCCGGCACGTCGCAAGGGATGTTGAATTGGTATCCCTTTACGAGGCTGGCAACCGGAATATCAACCGAGCGGGCCACGAGAATTTCCGTTCCGAAAGCCTCATCGTCATCGGTGTACCACTCGACGCGGGCAGAGGTGCCGCCAACAGCGGCGTCATTCAGGAGGACACTAACGTCATGCGGAACGCCTTTA